GTTGGTGTGGCGAAAGCCTGAGACTGGTAACCTGCGTTAATGTTCAAGGCAGGACATCAACAACTATAACTAGGAGTTAATGATGGCAACAAAGAAAACAACAGCCACAAAGAAGTTAATGGACGATCCCCAAAAGACTGAATCCGACTTCCAACAGATGAATGACTATCTGGACTATGTAAGCGCCAGGATGAAGTATCTGGATAACCAAGTAAAGGCGCTGAAGATAGAGAACGATCAGCACAAAGCCACGATAAGGCGCATGGATAGACGAATCCAGAACGCCTGATATACAATATAGGCATTAATTTGGTTCGACATTGGAATAATATGGATAACGTAACCACCCCGCAAAAGAGAAGGCCAGGACGCCCATCAAAATATACCCCTGAACTAGCAGACGAGATCTGTCAAAGGCTAAGTAATGGAGAGCCACTAAGGCAGATATGTAGAGATGAGCATATGCCTGCTTGGCAGAAGATCTATGAGTGGATGCATAAAGACCCAGATTTATCGGGAGCCATCGCACACGCACGTGATCAGGGAGGGGACGCCATAGCAGAAGATATCCTCAAAGAAATCAACCAAGAGCCTGAGAGAATCCTATCTGAGGGTGGTGGCAGGGTAGATCCAGGCTACGTCCAACTGGTCAAGATGAGGGCTGAGATCAAGCTAAAGCTCCTGGCTAAGTGGAACCCTAAAAAGTATGGGGACAGGACGGTAATTGCAGGCGACAAGGACAATCCCTTGCAATCTGAGGTTGTTCTGACGGCTAAGGATGCTATGGATACCATCGTTCAGCACCTCCAACTCAAGAAGCAGAATGCAAACGCAGGAGCTTGACGAGGTCATTGAGATACTGACCAACCCAGAGGTCAAGGCTCACTTTGCTGTACTCCCACCTGAAGAACAACTGGCCTACGCCGCCAGGATCAAATGGCTGTCAATAGCCCACACTCATCAGATCCCTGCAAGTTGGGACTGGTCAATCGCTCTGGTGCTCGGTGGACGGGGAGCGGGTAAGACCAGACTTGCGGCAGAGTGGCTGTGGTGGCAGGCATGGACCAGGCCAAAGACCAGATGGTTGGTAGGCGCCCCTACACACTCAGACCTGAAGGATGTGTGTTTTATGGGTGACTCAGGCCTGATCAACGTAATGCCCCAGATCCTCATTAAGAAGCACCTGAAGGACGATAACGAGATAACCCTGATCAACGGCTCAATCATCAAGGGAATACCTGCCTCAGAGCCTGAGCGCTTCAGGGGGCCACAGTTCCACGGTGGGTGGTTAGATGAGTTGGCGGCGTGGGATTATCTACAGGAAGCATGGGATCTGCTCAGCTTCTCCATTCGTTTGGGAGACAAGACCCAAGTTGTATGTACGACAACGCCCAAGCCCAAAGATCTAATCGTTGATCTGGTAGGCAGGAATGGGCACGATGTAGCCCTGACCACAGCATCCACCTACGCCAACATTGACAATCTATCAGCAAACTTCCGCAAGCAGATCGAGCAGTACGACCCTGAGTCTGCACTGTATCGCCAGGAGGTGTTGGCTGAGATCTTAGACCCTGAGCTAACGGGTATCGTCAAGCGCAAGTGGTTCAAACTATTCCCTGCCTACAACTCGCAGGGAGATCCAATGCCTCTGCCCAAGTTTGAGTTCATCTTGCAAAGCTATGACTGTGCATTCACTGAGAAGGCGCACAACGACCCAACAGCGTGTATCACTTTTGGTGTATTCAAACCCTTGGATGGTCCGATGTCCGTGCTCATTCTTGATGCCTGGCAAGACCACCTGCAATACCCTGACCTCAAGCCAAAGGTAATGGATGAGTTCGAGACGGTGTACGGTGAGGGTAAGGATAAGAAGCGAGTTGAGATGATTCTGGTGGAGGACAAGGCCGCAGGCATCAGCTTGATCCAAGATTTGCAAAGGGCACAGTTACCCGTACAAAGCTACAACCCAGGCAAGGCAGACAAAGTTCAGCGGTTATCAATTGTTGCCAATATCATACGGGCAGGCAGGGTTTGGGTGCCAGAGTCAAGCATGAACAAAGGATATGTAAGGGACTGGGCAGAAGGGGCTATAAGCCAGATCTGTGCGTTTCCTGACGCAACACATGACGATTACGTTGATTCGCTCACACAGGCTCTTAGATGGCTTAGAGACGCAGGATTCCTGAACATTGATCCACCTCCACGTGAAGACTACGATGAGGAAGATTACATTGATGCTAACCCCCAACCAAGGGTCAACCCCTACGCCGTATGATAGTTACACCTGCATGGATTCAATCACTGAAAGATGACAAAGGCCTAACAAAAGGCCAGATCTATCTTCTTAACCGATGGCTTGGAGATAAGTGGGAGGGCGAGTTGGATGACTTTGTTGCCAAGACCATTGAGAGTTGCAAAGGATATCGAGGAATACCAGAAAGAGTGCTTTACCTAAAAGGATGGCTCCATCATATTGTATGATAGCGATGGGGTGGAGTTGTGGGTTAGCGCCACAACATTGTTCAACAATCATTTTTTATGGTTTAAGAGTCGAATTGGTAACAAACACTGCTTTATGTGAACCACCCCATCTATGATATTTTTAAAAAGATCCAAATTAGTTGTCGATGCCTTCATTGGAGAAAAATATATTTCTGCTTATGAAGCTGTTCCACTTGATTATTCTGTTAATTATTACCCCACCTGGTGGAAGAATATTAAGAAGACTACTTCTGATAAAGATGCAAAGACAAATGTAAAGGGATGTGCGGGAATCATAAATTTCTATAGGAATTCAATAACTCTTCCAATGTGGAGTGATTTAGATTTAAGTTTGTCAACGAATTCATGGCAGTATTCAGACAGGAAATCTGAGTTAGATTTTCACGATCCTATACAACGAGATGGTTTCAAGAATGAATATATACACATTAAGCTGATTTCTCCTTGGCTTTTGAAGTCTGAAAAGAATGTTGGGTTTATGTACATGGGAGATTATTACAATCAAGACAATTGCCCCATAGAAGTCCCGCCTGGGATTAATGAATATTATTATCAACACTCAACAAACTTTAATTTTTTTGTACACAAAGATGCTGAAAGAATGGTTATTCCAGTAGGATTGCCATTGGCTAACATTATTCCCATGACCGAGAAAGAAGTTGTTCTCAATAGACATTTAGTCAGCGACATTGAAATTCTTAATATCCGTGCAAAACATTCGTCCTTGTCTTTCAGAAACAAGTACTATACGTTTAGAAGATTAAAAGAAAACCAAGAGTCTAAAAAATGCCCATTTGGGTTCAGTAAGTAATAATTAAGTAAACAAAGGAGACGTATGATTACATTCGACCAATTTAAAGATTTACTGGTTAACAAGTACAACATCAACCCAAACAATATAACGCCAGATGCTAGGGTATCTGACTTGGGGCTTGACTCACTGGTATTCATTGAGGTGCTGTTTGATGCTGAAGACTTGATTGGTAAGAAGATCCCTGAATCAGCCATAAAGCCTGAGCAGGTTGAGTTAACGGTTGAAGAGCTTTGCACATTGATTAATAGTATCTAGCAAGGGTACACTTGAGGGCAATATCTACCATGAGGCACACCTATGGCTGACAACTCATCATTTAGCGGGTCGGACTGGCTCCGCTTCATGGCTAACCAACCATCAGCACCATTTGCACCTATTGAGTCTGCCAAGGCAAATACTCAGGCATTAATCAATATGCCTTCTCGTGTATATCAAGGTGCCAAACAATTAATTACAGATCCAAAATCTTATTTTGCAGACATGAAAGCCCCAACGGCTGAAGATATGGCTATGGCATTCAACCCTGCACATTTGGGAGCAATAGCAGGAACAACTAAACTATTCTCTGCTTTAGATAAGACTGCGGCTGAGTTGCCAAGAGCCAAGGGTACGGGCGCTGAGTTCATGACAGAGCTTAGCAAGAAGCCTGGCGTTAAGAAGGCTGAGTTGGCTGATAGAAACTTGGATGAGATCAAAGCATTGCCCAAGATGACAAAGGATGAGTTCAAGGCTGAACTTGCCAAGCGTCCTGTGCCCCAAGTAACTAAGAAGATACTGAGCGAAAATAACGCCGATAAATATTACATAGAACCAGTTGATCCAGATATGGCAAGGCCAAGAGATCCTCACTGGTTGTATGACGAGAATTGGCAAAAAGTTAATGAAGAGCCTTTCATGACAAGACATGATGCTCAATCATATGTCAATGATCTTAAAGAGACTGATAACAATATTCCAAGGTATTCTTCTTATAAATATAAATTACCTGGTGGTGATAACTATCAGGAACATTTGTACCAGTTGTCCAACCATCCAGAGGAGTATGAAAGCTCACACTGGGAAGATATTCCAAACGTATTGGCTCATGCTCGAACAGTTGACCGCATGACACCCGAAGGCAAGAAGATCCTCCACGTTGAGGAGATGCAATCTGACTGGCACCAAGAGGGTAGAGACAAGGGGTATGCCAAAAGCTTAACTCCAGAAGAAAGACAAGAGATTGATAGTCTCAAAAAGATTCCACTTAATGATTTAATTGATTTAATGAGTGACCCAGTAGCTTATGCGCGTTTTAGTGAGTTGGCTCAAAAGAATAAAGACGTACCAGATGCCCCATTCAAAAAGAATTGGGAGGAAATGGTAAGCAAGGACTTGGTCAAACACGCAATTGACAATGGGTATGACGGCATAGCATTAACTAATGGTTATGAAAATCATCTCCGTTTTCCTAAAAATAATAAAGGGGAAAGTACGGAAGCGGGAATGAAAGCCGCTTATGACAAGCGCATCCCCAACACCTTTAATGACATTGGCAAGCCATATGGCGCTGAGATGAAGCTGAACGCTATGCCAGTACGCACGCCAAAAAACACTGACTTATCCATCACTGATATGCTTCAGCACACTAACACGCCTGAGCAAACATGGTTGGATATGCCTTTTGAGCAGAAAGAGCAAATGATGGATGACTTCGCTACTGCCCAAAACAATAAGACAACTCCTCTGCACTACATGGAGTTCACCCCAGAGATGAAGCAAGGAGTAGGAGAGAACAGTCTGCCTGCATATAAAAAAGGTGGCAAGGTTCATGTTGCTGATGATGCTGACATGATGCGCCACGAGTTGATGATTAAGCCAGTGCGTAAGTTTAAAGACGGTGGTCAAGAGGGTGAAGACTTAAGCAAGCCTGCATTTGTGTACCCTGGAATGGGAAAGCGCCCACATCAAACTCCAGAATCGGTTACTCAATCAGCTAACGCACCTATCTCAGCATTGAGGGGATCAGTAGCGTCTGGGTTTGGATTCCCTTCAGACATAGCTAACTTGTTCAACAATCCAGAAGCAGGCCTGCCTCTTTCACCAAGTGAATCAAAAGAAATATTTGGTGAGAAAAAAGACCTGCCCACAACAACGTCATCAATATTAAGCGTTTTACCATTAAAGCAGACTGGACCTGTTAATGAGGCCGCTGAAGCGCTTGGTGTTGCCGCACCATTCCCAGTAGGTAAGGCTGTACGTGCAGGCGCTAAGATGATTAAAGAAGGCGCTGAATACATATCGCCTAAAGTTGCAGAGATGATTGCCAAGGGTGAGTTGAAGATACCTGGCGTACCTGATGTTATGCAAACGCAACCATCAATGTTCGTTACAGATCCAAACAGCCCTGCGTTTGAAAAAGTAATCAAGCCTGAAGAAAGAATTAAAGTAAAGACTAAAAAGGCTAAAGAACCAGAGCCAACACCTCATACTGACGAACAGATTGAAGAGCATTCATTCCAACCTGCAAGTACGGATGAGGCTCAAAAGCATTTGTCTAATGGGCATTATGTTTACGCAATGCATGAGCAGGCTGAAGAGCCACACTTACTTAGATCCGCTGACGAAATTAATGCTTATACTCCTGATCAATTGGCTATAGTGCCAAAAGATATACCAATGAATGGCAAACCATTATCTAAAGCCATTGAAGATAAAGCTGTTAAAAATTTAACGGTCGGTTCAGAACCAATTGAGGGTGAGATTAAAGATCAGCCAACTCTCATTGATATGAAGAAGGGAGATATATCACAGCACAATCTAATGGTTGAGCGTGGTGAGCGTGAAACTGGAAGTAAAAGTATATTGTCTGCGGCTGAAAAACAAGTTATCAAGCAAGGCGCTAAGGACGCAGGCGTACCCGCATCAGAAATAGAAGCAAAAGTTCGTCAGCACAAGATAGACAATCCAAGTACTGGAGATGATCCTTGGGCTCATATTGAGTTAAACAGAATTGTTCCAAACAAAGACAAGCCTGGTGATTATGATATTGAATATAAAAATATTCCATACAGCTTTGACAAAGATGCAAACGGAAAATTAATTGAGCCAAATACTTTACAGTATGAGAATCATACTGAAACATTGGCTGAAAAGTTAAAGAATGAAGTATTGGAAATTTATAACAGGTTTATAAGCGGAGATCAAACAGCAGGCAATATCATTCGTCAGGCAGGTTGGTACAAAGAGATGAGATCCAGATTGCGCCAAGAGTTTGGTGGTCTTGGAGACATGTTTGCTGATTTGTTAGGCGCAACATCACCAAATACACCAGTTCGTGAGAATTGGAAAAATGCTATTGATTTGTTGAGAAAAGCAAGCAACGGTGACTTTGATGAATTGATGCCCAAGTGGGAAGCTTGGCAAGAAAATATTAAAGACAAAGAAAAAGAACTTGAGACTTG